GAGCGTTTTATAACGGGGGACAAAGAGATGGCCTCCTATCTCGACCGGGTATGCATCGTAGCATCTAAGTTTAAAAAGATAATGACAATAACGCCGGTAATTTTCGAGCATAGGTCTCTTAGGGTTGGCCATATCATATATGGTAAAAGCCAAACGATAGTTACCCCAATTATTATTCCCATTATGTAGAGTCACACGTGCAGACCTCTCATAAAGGAAGAAACTTGGCATTGCGATACGATCAAATCTGTCCGCCAAGTCCGCTCTAACATCAATCACCCCAACGTGATTGAGAGCCGAGTAATATTCCTCGGAATGAACAATCGCTGCTCTTAGGGAACGGTCATCCCAACCATGTGCAAAGCTAGCGTTGTTAATAGCGTGTTCAATTAACACAATGTCGCAAAAACTCAAGCCATAGACCCTCGAAAGGTGACTTAAATAGGCTGCTGGGCAGTCTTGGCAATGTGAGCTTTTCCTAAGGTCCATAGAATAGGACCAATCTTTACCTAATAGTACATGGAGATTACTCTCCTGTCCGTACTGGTTCTCTTTAGGCTCGGGACAATACTGGTTGTAATCGAGTTGGATTTTCGGTTTACCACCACCTAGTGTAAAAAGGGGGTCGTAACCTAAAAGCATACGACCGTACAAGACACGAAAAAGAGGTAAATCCGACGACCAAGTTTCCCCAACCACGGTTAAAGCCGCATATTTGGCAGTATCACTAATCTTAAGATGTGATATGTTCAAGCTATAAAGAGCGTTGTAAACTGCCTTTCGGAGGGGGCGTGCTATTCTGTAGCCGCAACCAGGGCATAGGTAAACTTCTGTAGAGCAAGGGGTTGCATCATTAAGTTTGCCTATACGCATATATTTAAGGACCAGCCCTACTCCATGGGGTAGATGTTTAACTGCTGGGCTTGTAAAAACCTCGTAAAACATTCTAGTGAGGACGGGGGCTGTAAGGTCCTTAAAGTTGGAGACACTATCATCGCCTGATGTAGAAGGCATGATCTCAATATTGTTGCGATGCGCAATAAATTTGAGAATTGAGTCTATTATAAGAGTGTTCATGTCGGTAGTGTATCCTTGTCCACTAACTAATTTTTCTAGTAGGGTCATGGTGACGAGTCTTGATCCATTAGAATCCTTGTAAGTCAAACTAGTTTTAGTCTTAAGGAGATAAGAGTAAAGATCTCCTCCCAGATAATCCAGTTTCCCGCTATCTTGAAGATATTGGATGGTCATGCGCCATACAGTTTTGAGGACAGTGTTATGTGACTGGTCTAGGCCCGAGACATCAGTTGTGACGCTCACGTTATAGCCTAGCTCTCGCATAGTGTTCCATTTGGACTGCTTGTCCTCAAAATTAAG